ATATCTTATCCGAGTCCATTCTAAGTACTGCATTCTTATCATTGATGCGAGTATACTCTCCGGACTTAAGCTTTAGAAAGATATGGGTGCCACATTCCGGGCAATAGTTCGGAAGGCGTGGATTGACCCAACACAGCATTAGATGACAGCACGGCATCTCCATTAGTCGAAATTGGATTATCTGATTAGTTATCACTGGGTTCTTCCTGGTTGAAATATTCTTCGAGTTTCCAGTCCAGAACATGTTGGTCGTGATTGCGAGATCTAATCGCGTACCAATCTCTGTACGTGATATAGCTGTCCCCGAGGAAGGTATAGCTATCATCTGGAGAGCGATGTCTATACGGTTCTCCAACTGTGTCGTACCAGAGTTCGAATACGAGTACCGGATCTGCGCTTATAGTTGCGCATGCTCTGCAGTAGGCGCAAGAGTATGGTATTGAAGTACACGCTACTCCAACTGCTGGATGAACCCTGGGGTCGCGTTGACATACGTCGCAGCGCATGTCTATCATCGTCATGTTGAATTTCCATCACTCGGTACATCCCGCTCGTGGGATGTTATTGCCGCTTCGGAAATAAACTGAACCGCACCGAGGCGGTCCATAATTCGTCCAAGCTGTCCGCAACCGCGCTGATCCCAATCGCCGCGACAGGCCACATCACGTTTAGCAATCGACGCTTTGTGACAAACGAAGTGGCAATCCTTCCTCGTAATCTCCCGCAAAATCTCAGCGCGCCGTTCATTGCTGACGATCTTGTCGGGGCCGTACAGGCATTGGTTACAACGCTCGGCCATCACTTCGAAGCCCATCAGTTCACCTCTTGCTGAGCACTTTTCGTCATGCGACCAACCTCAGTTTGGGCTTGCGCCTGACTGTCTTGCGCTCGCCGATGCGGAACGATGCCCTCACCGAATTGGCGACGGCCGCGACGCAACAGTAGCGCGGTGAAATGGTGGCCCCGAAGAACCAGTTGCGGAGCGTGGTGTTCGTCACGCCGCTCGACTTGGAAATCTGGGCGATCACCGTGCCGAACTTGACGCCTTGGGCTTCCGCTTCGAATTGCAGCGCCGTGCGCAACAGATCGATCACGGGGTCTTTGGTCTTGAACAGATAGGACTTGTACATCTTAGTCTCCTTGTGTGATTGGTATCTTTTATTTGGTATCCCAGACAGTCTGCATGAAACGTTCCAATTTGGCCTGCTTACCATCCCATCCGCTATCCATAGCGGTCGTCCGCATCAGACCCATTTTGTGGGCCATCATTCCGATGTAAATAGTTTCACCATATTCGATACTTAGATGATCAACGTTTGCCATGCCGTCTGGCCGGTTCTCTTTCCCAAAGCGAATCAATTTAGAGGCGGCTAGGATAACCTCAGCACATTCCTCCATTAGAATTGTGAGAACTTCTTTCTCATGGGCACTGAGGGGTGTTCCTGTAGGTGTGTACTTCTCGGTCATTTGTTTTCCAGACTGTTTGGTGGTAGTGAATAGACAACCATCCAGCTTCTCTTGCACTGACTGGTTTTCTGCGGAATTTTTCTTTTGATCACAAGCCCTCGCACTACAAGCGTCTCGAGGGTCTTTCGCATGTCGGAATATCCCATCCAGGTCCATTCCGATTGTGTAGTCCACGACCCGTGGATGTTGAGCGCCTTCAACACCATCATTTGGGTGTGCCCGATAGGCCTCATAACTTCTTCCTTGAGACAGTACCCATCAGAAGATGAGTAGCGTAGGCTTTAGTCTCCGGTTCACCGTTGACGAACCAAGCGAACCGATTGCATGCTGGATAATAGGCGCAAGCCACATTGCCCCGTGTGGCCTTCCCTGTTGTGCTTCCGGCGATACCCTTACTAGAGTTTCGTATTGCTTCAGCTTGAATTGATTTTACGAGTGGAGACTCCGTTTTCACTTCAATCCCCACAGATCAATCTGCTGCTCCTGAAGTGTCTTCCACTGTGTGGCGCCACCGTCGTGGAAGGATTCCATGTGGCGATCGTACGCGGCTTCTTCTGCATTTTCGGTACACGATCTGCAGATGAGTTCCCCGTAGTCGTTCGGGGGAAGATTACAGGGGCAGGCACACTTCTCGCAGGGAGGGGTCATTAGTCAGTTCCTTCTGGTTTCAATTTCGTGGTGTAGCCAATCTCGACTGACTTACTATCGAACACCTCAACCATGGATTCGCCAAGTTGGAAGCCGAGTGACTGTGCTATCAAGTCAAGATAGACACCGGTGTCGCCAATCTCCTTGCGCAACTTCGCACGAAGTACATCGTCAGATTCTTTGTTGCCTGGGATGCCGTCGCGCGAGCGATTGAGTTTCTTAGCGATGTTAGCTGCCTCGCCAAGCTCCCCCATGATCGCAACGAACCAGTCGCTGGTCGACCAACCAGACAGTGGATGATTAAAACCATCCCGTGCTTCGCAACGGGTACGATTGGCTTTGCTGAATTCCTCGAACGTCATCTTGTTTATCTCCCGTCTACTTGTGAAGGTAACATGGAACGGATTTTACTGATCTCATCTTCCCAATGTCCTCTATCGGGGTGCCCGTTGCCATTCGGTATGGATGCAGAGATCTGCAGACCTTTGAATAGGTCAGCGGTCTTGCCACAGAACGCTACATAGGATCCGATGACGTCAGTAATCTCGAGTGTTCGTGCGCCGATATCGTTTTCGAATTTAGTAGCTATTTGGCGTATAGCTTCTGCCATCTTATCGGATTGTTCGACCACGGCTTTGATATCCGCAACCATACGGTCAGCAGATGTTCGAACTGCATCGGTAGTTAGGCTAGCGATTCTTTGGTTCTCAGTCATTCAGATCTCCTGGTTGCTTTGTCGTAGAGATGGGGTATGCAGTACTTGACTAGATCTAATGTTGCTTTTACAGATAGAGTTGTCTCGCAGATGATTGTTCCATCCGCGCGATATGAAAAGATGTGCAGACCAACTGCCGGATCGTCACAGAATGTAACGTCATAGTGATCGGCCTTCTCGACCTCAGGACCGGAAGGTCGGTAGTCGAATTCCATTTTTGTCACCGGCTTATACTTTATGATAATAGTCGAGTACCATTTCTATGCTGCACGATTGTTTGAGACCGTTATCTCCCATCTTAACGAGGTGGGTGATACCATGCCCCATTAACATACGCAGAATTGCTGCACCATTTGGCGTGGTCTGCAATTCTTTACCTAAATTGTCCCACTTGACTTCGATATCTTTCATCTGCAACTCGTCTTGACGACGCTCCCTGAACGGTAACTGCGACATTGTGAATAGAAATCCTTGCCGTCGCAGGTTGTGATGCTCACTGAACCGCTACGGCGCGTAGTGCAGCTGGCTGCCTCACTAGGGTTCGGCAGCAGAAATGTTGTGAGCAACATTAGCGTTGCAGCAATTCTTTTCATCTTTAACTTCGGGCGCTTTCTAGGTAATACTATGCAGACTCGCCCTACGAATTGACTGAATCCAGATTCTGAATTAGCGAGACGAGCAATATTATCTCGATCGACTGCAATAAACATTCGAGATATAGTTACTTCGTGTTGAACTCTATCAGCCACACTCTGAGCGGCATTGTGAGCGTTTGTCTTATTGGCAAAGAAACGTTTCTCTCCGGCATCTATGTAGTAGAGATTCATTGCTTACTCCCGTTTAGCTTGACGGTAACACATTATTGCACATTACGTAGTAGATGTCAAGGGCGAGCCTTTCGAGGTTGAATAATGATATCTACCTCAGAACCTGTCTCGAGACCTTCTGGTTTCTCGTACCCAACAAAGAGAGCTTCCCAGCTTCCCTCGAAGTGTACAAACCATCCTAAGTTTTCCATTATAGTTATTGCTTCTCCATTCTTATCTTTTCTGCTATAAGAAATACGTTTCTTTTCCTCAAGTTTCTTTACTCGAGTCGGGATGCGAATGTTCACGCGTCTCCACTCCAGATCTTATCTAATTGCTCATAATCTTTATCGATATGAACAGGCAACATGCCCAACTTCATCCACATCTCATAATGTTTATTGACTTGGTAAAGTAGATAGAAATATCTGATGTGTCTTATGATGATCCAGCGTTTCATTTTCTTATCTTTCTAATTCTTCACGAGTAGCAAGCCAGGTGCATTCACCAAGTAATCTTACCTTATCTCGATTTTTATTTATCCATTTTAAGATATCAACACTGGATCTCGCAACCATTAATTCTTTTGTACGTTCTGAAATACGTATCATAGCTTCGGTATCAAGTTGATCTACAGCTTTCATTTTCTGAATCCCTTACAGGCTAATTTCACTGAGCGGGGATCGTCTGCGCGACCTGCGGTACTAATACTGACACGAAGGTCGCATTTCGGACATTCAATGATATAATACCCTATTCGTTTTGCTGGATAGGGTAACATAACAAGGCACATCTCTTTCTGGCCCTTAGACATATCGAGATCAATGCCAAGAGGGTATTTCGGATTGGGTCTACCTTCAGCCTCTGCTTTACTGTCGACCCATTGAATTCTGTGATTCATTGACGTGGCTCCAATGCATCGCTCTCTTCGACACAAAGTTTGCCGCAGGTAACGAGACCCACTACTGTGGCATTGAAATCCTTTCCGTCCGATTTAGCTATCTCAATAATCTCTTTGAACAATTTGGGTGGAAAACGAACAGCGATCTGTTTCTTACCATCGCCTCTGACTATTCCAACTGGGTATTTCATCTTCTGCATCTCCTATTTTGTGCGCCAAAATTCGCCGTGCAATTTACGAGCTTCTGCTTCATAAGCTGCGGCTGCTTCTTCTACGGTCGAGAACGAACCAATGTGGTATATAGCACCATTAACTCCGATACTCGCACGCCACTTTTTACCTGAAGGGGTGACTCCTTTATATCCTGATTTGTTATCTTTTCTTACCCCGCTATTCCAATTCTGTTCACTTTTCGTTGCCTCACGTAGATTAAACCAACAGTTGTTTTGTCGATTAAGATCCTTATGATCTATAAACGGAGGGGGTTCTTTTCCCGTCTGCAATTTCCAGATGATGCGATGCTGTAAATACATCTGCCCATCAAGTCGAACTTGTAGATATGAGTGATTGCCAACAGATCTAGCTTCCTGAGTTGCACATTTACTGTTCACTGCTAGAGCAGTTTGTAATGTAGAAAAATGTCTATGAGGTCTGAGCCTCCAGAACAATTTTCCTGTATCTGGATCATATCGAAAACATTCACGTAGATATTCTACGTCTGGTAAGATCAACGTCTGCAACGCCATTTATATCTTCCTACGTAGACTTTACGCATACCATGAGCTCTACAGATTTCCGATCGCGCTGGTCTAAATCTAGTTCTTCTATGGGGTCTTTTAATCTCTTCTTCTATCTGAGGCGCAACCTCTTTTACTTCAACTGTTTCAATGGGTTCTCTAGTGATTGCAATAGTTCTTACCGTGGTGATTTTCGGAGGAGAGACTATAACGTTGCTCGGTGTGTTACCCCATCGCTCCTGAAGTGTGGCGCGTATCTCCTGTTTAACGATTGGCTGTTTTCGAGGCGGTTCTTTCCTGACGAAGGTTATACTCCAGGAAATAAGAGTGGCAATGAATACCGCAACGATGGGGTAGATAAGTTTTGTCAATGTGTTCAACCTAATTCACTTCCGTACTTAGGGCGTACCAGTCTATATCTTTTTTGACGTAACTATCTCCAATCAATTGGAATAGCATCTTACGAGCATAAGCAGATGTAAAAGCAGATTCCTGTTGAAATAGAATGGAATCTTCAAAGTTCTTATCTGCAAGATGTGTTGCTGCCCATCGCGCATAACTGGCTGCCACTTCCTGGAGATGGATAAGTAGATTGCAGCTATCTTCTTCGCTCATTTCTTTTCCAATTCTTGGATCGCCCATTCGATGTCGCCAAGTGTAATTTCTTGGCGACCGTTAAGTTCGGTTTAAGATCTCTCCATGGTTTTGTCATTGATCTCCCTTTCGTTACATTGAAGTGGAAAGCGCACCGACCGCGTGCGCCCGCGCGAGTATTGCGTGAGGGTGGTCATCCTTAGCCCACTCGTCACCCCACATGATCATGCGCTCGCGAACAGCATCAAGCTCACGAAACTTTTCAGCAATTTCCATGACCTGAGTTTTAGTGGCGCCGATCTTTTTCAACGCAGCGGTCACTTCGCGTCTTAGACGGGCGATCTTCTGGCTGCGGCGTGTCTCTTTCATTTCACAACCTCTTCCACTAACTCATAGACTTGGAACGTGTAGACTGTATCAATTGCTAAGCCATCAGACGTCAACTTGTGGTGGCGAAACTACAGTTTTCCCACTGAACATCATAGCTAGTGCTGTTCGATTCTTCGTCCCGGTCTTAGTATAGGCCGTGTGTAGCCACATCTTAACAGTTCCTTCGGCAACACTCATCAGTTTTGCTATCTCTTTATTAGACAGCCCTTTGATGAGATGCTCGACAACTTCGCGCTGACGCGGTGATAATTGTCCAATGTTCGTAAGAGGACAATCATGACACGGTCTCTCTATTGAGCCCATGACAAATCTCCCAGCCTTTGTCTCTCATGTTAAGTTTCCTTTCGATACATACGCCGCCCCAGTTTTCGTGATTCTTCGTGAGATAGACCTTTTATTCCAACCTGATTGGCAGGTGGCATGCGCGGATGCGGAAAGTGAGTATCTTTCCATAGGTGGAGCACATAAGGGTGATTGTTGATGTGGTCCTCTTTAGGCACATGATATTGAATAACTAACTCATTTTCTTCCCAAAATAGATCTTTAATGAAACACATTTCTTCCCAATTCGGACATCTTCTTTCGGTGCTCACACTAACGTGTTCCCAACCGTGTGCATCCGGATGTTCAGCACCATTAGATATGATTCGTAATGACGTACCGCAGGGACCCATCAATTGAAATGCTCCTGCCAGCGCCGATTTAGGATAACCGTAGCCCTCGAGACGTGCTGTCTTAAGTTTCGTCGGAATAACCCTACGCATGGCGTTTATTCCAGTTCGCTGCTGCTTCAACCCGACGCGCATAGCCAATTGAGTTTGTGTATCCGATTGGACATTCATCCTTGACATCGCGGCAATAAACGTACCACGACGCCAAGTCCCAACTTTTGTCATGTTCGAATGAACAAGGTGAACCGCAGAATGGGCATGGTAATAGTTCGTCGGGTTCGGCTTCGATGATTACCCGTTCTGCGGCCATAGACTTGTGCTCCGTTAGCCGCACAGTATATGTAGATCTGCCTGTTGACGCAAGCTTTATTTTTGGAGGGTGGCTTTTACCCACCCGGTAAACCAAATCCGAAAAGTATCCCAATCGATTTCTGCAATAGCCTGCATCTGGTGACCTTCGGGAAGGGGCATTGAGATGTAAGTTCTAACTCGCCACGGCTTTTTATTCTGTCTATAAATAAGAACAGGAATTGCATTGTCTCGCTTTGCAGACGTCTCACATTGCTTCCACCAAGTGTTGACGCTAAGTGTCTCTTGTCGTTTAACTTCGACTGAAAGACCGTAGCAACCAATCAGATCCGAACCTCCAATAGCAGTTTGTATCTGATTCCTTTGGATGGTACACATCCCCTTAAGACATTCTTCTCTCGGATAACCTAAGTCTGTCATTGCAAGGTAGATACAATAATTCATTGCATCTGCAACCTCGCGCTCTCCCGTTTTTCCTTTGTTGACAATGTGAATCATTTGCTGGTGCCCTTGCGTTGCTAGCTCTGTGTTTTGATGTGTACGTAGGCCGCAGCGCCGTCGCTACAGTGCGTTTCTCTAGCTGGCCTGTGCTGCTGTGACTACTTGTTGATCGGGGGCTACAGCCGGCGGCTGCGCGGCGCCAATATCGACTAATATTCTCTCTGCCTCTGTGATATACCATTCATAGTTTATGTCGGTTGGGAGAGAATCCGGAAGTACCATTAGTTCCCGAGCTCCGTCAGAACGAGGTACTTTGTTACCTGAGATAACATAGACTAATTCCCCCTCGACTCCCGTTGCATAGTACCATCTAATGGCACGGCCGACATATTCGTTCCCAGCGGGCTGAACCCTCGCAGCGCCCCCGCGTACATTGCGGACACTAACAAACTTCGTTATATCGGTGCAAGCTCGAATTGTGGTTTCTAATGAAATTCCCTTAGTGAAGTAATCAATCACTGCATCTAGACAAATAGTTGCTGTCGGATTCTTATGCAGTTTTTGTTCAGATTGTTCTGGCTTTGCATAAGCCCCTTTCGATTTGATCTTTCCATCTTTCTTAATCGCAATATAATTATTTACATCTCGTGAATAGAGAGCCTGAAATTCAGATCCCTCAGTCTCAAAGCGAGTATCGAATTCCCAAGCTTTAATAATCGAATTCATTGTATCTTGAAGAGAGCGAGGGCACTTGATCACAATACCATCTGTGTTAGCACTGACAACACGGATCCCTGCAAGCTCTAAACGTTCGATAAGAAGTAACAATGTTAATTGTCCAGTCAATGTAACCTGGAACAGTAGGTCTGGCGAATAGATAATCGAGTGCATGTTGCCTAGCTTACCGAACGTTCCATTGACAACAATCTTCAAGGATTCAGCAACAGCTTTATTTCCAGCTCGTTTTGCTTCGATACGTTTGTTGACGATTGCGCGATACACAGTAAGGAATGGATCACCTAAATGATGTGGTGTCAACCCAAGATTTAAAATAATGAATGGATAATAAGATGTCACGTCTTTATCTAACAATATGAAATCATTATCGCTTATGTGAGCAGCAGTTTGTTCAGAACTATGTAGACCTCCAATTCCCATGCGATACACGGAACCATTCATGTTTATCGGAAGTTCTTTAATCTCTTTCGGCATTGCGATCGAGCCGGTATAGTCGACAATGAACTCGGCGTTCGCAACAACATTCAAAGCATATTTCATTAAGTCGGATTGGAAATTAAGATAATACGGAACCTTGTATTTGTAGATTGTACCAATTTCGACTTTAGGTCTGGTTGGGAAACGTCCTGTAATTCTTTTGAGTTCTTTATTGATAACAGCTTCTGCAATCTGTGCGTCAGATTTCGAACGTAGATCAACACCAAATTCATTACTCAATTCATAACGCAGTTCAATCTGTTCCTTTAAGCACTCTCTAAGAAGTTGGGTATTAAGAGTATCGTTTACGCAATACCAACGGACAATGATAATCTGGTCTTCGCTCAGAACAGTATCCGGATGGAATGGAAGATCCTGCATCTTCTTTGCATGGAGTCTTCCCGCATACGTTTTCAGACTTGCGAACAGTGGAGCAACTTCAATTAAGTCGATATGATTAACACCGAATTTCTTAATCCTGTATCTATGATGAATCTCATAAGGACTCACATTGAATTTGATTAAAGCATCGGAGATCTCTTTTACGAATTCGGTTGACAGACCTTCACAGACGCAGTAACAAATTGTCAGATCGTATGAGATAGAATTGAATCCGATTGTAAGACAATTCGCCATGATCCAACGCAACCCATGTTTGTATTCAGGTTGCGTAGAATCTAGATAGAAAACTTTACCTGACACCACATGGGTGAATACAGCGAGGAAGTAATTCGAGAATACTTCTACGTCGACTATAAGTTCTTCTTGCTTTATAGATATATCAAGCAGTTCTTCATAAGTCAATAGCTCGACTGGGAATGCCCGGGCTTCTTCAAGTCCGGGCAAATGATCGAGCCAAGTTTGTTCAGGAGGAGTACGCTTCTCCCGTTGGATCTTTTCCTTCGGGGGTGGTGGCGTGTCATCCCAAAAGAGACCCTCGACGGGATTGCGCGGCATCTTAGCCCAGTACTGTCCGGGTTGCGTCCTTCAGCTCTTGGACTGCTTTCGAGTATTCTTCTTTGGACATATCATATGCTTGATGCGCCCGTTCTAGAGCTCGCTCATCCGCGGCAAACTTCTTTCGAGCTGCAATCAGATTGTCCTGGATAGTTCCGAGATCAACTGACTTGGTCTTGAGTGCCATTGTATCCTCCATTGGGTTTATGATTTATCCACGCATACCAACAATCGCACCACGCAACTTTTGTCCAAAGAACAGAACTGGTTGTGGATAACGTGTGAAGTCTGCTGTCTCAGCGACTCCCTCAAGTAAACGAAGCATCTTAATCTGATAGATTCCCCCAATACCCAGACCGTTTACTTCGTAGCTGGCTCCAGTTTCTTCATCTAGATGAGTTTGGAGAACTCCGTCTTTGATATGAATGCGCGTAAGGTCATCTGAGAATGCAGTTAGATTATCAAGCGCAGGATAGAGGCGTGGATCAATTGGAACTGGTTCACATTTATGATCTAACACCTTGCTGATGTCCGGCCACTCTGTAACGTAGAGTTGAGTACGAATCCATCTACCACCCGGGTAATGAAAGGTGACAGAGTTATTATCAAGCTGAAGATGGGATGGGGGTTCCCCAACGCGGATCACTTCTTTAACTGCCGACCCGGGAATGTTAACCACAAACGGGATGTCGATCGCAAGCCAGTATTCAATCACACAAACGTTGTTGGTTGCGAAAGCGGATTGTCCCCGTAACAGAATACCGTTGGTCCAGGGACGAGATGCATCGTTACCAACAAAGGCGCTAATCTTTTCGAATGAGTCAAGTAATGCTGATCCATCGATATGAACAATGTTACCCGACGGCTCTGGATGTGTTGCATCTGTGTCAACGGTTTCAACAAAGGCTTTGAAGTTACCACTCTGTACACGAAGACGTTTCTTCTCAGTTAGAGTAAGAACAACTTCCTCTTCGCAATTGGAGATTGCACGAACTAGAGTTTCAGCCTTCGGTACGCATTCCAAGTCCAATGCAATGGGACTGCAGATGGCTAGGTTACCGTTGAATGATCGAACGGTTCCTTTCTCAATACGGAAATGAGTCATTGCGGGAACGAAATCCTTCTTAGCGACCGCGCCTTGCACAAAACGAAGTTCTTTTAACATCTAGAATAATTCCCTTACTCTGCCTTTATAGATGCCACCGTTAACTGCGTCGACCAAAGCGTTTATAACACCATACGACCAGAGATTGTAAGCTGCACGAGACTCATAAACGGTGGACAACCGTTCGTAGGTAAAACCCATATCCTCAAGATGCTTGAAGATAACATCTTGTTCGATCGGAGACAAAGTTGTGGCGTGCTGACCAGCGTCATGCCGCTGTGGGCTCTTCGAGGAGACGTTAATCGGACCCCATTGGGGTGTCTGAATACCACCGAACGCAGCAGTCTGCACCCAGGAAGATGAGTCACAACTATACCAAGGATATGCTTCCATAATTGGAATAGAAGTGATTCCGAATCCGTGTACTTTGATACGCGGGCGGCCACTGCCATCGACTAGATACTTATCCCAGATTCTATCGAGCCACTTCATAAGCTGCGTCGAAGAACTTCCGACCATACCACCCAAAGTGATGTAGTCGTAGTTTTGAACGTAGTGTTCGAGATAACGTTCATCTTCACCCGCGTGGAAACAAGGTAACGGACGGACGCCCCGAGCTTCCATCTCGCATTGGTTGCGATATGTTTGAAGTGGGTCACCAATACCGTCGAGCACAGACGCCATTACAACTCCGTCTTCGACGCGTATGATATCTAAATTGCGTTTGATGTACTCACAGTATTCGGCAACCGAAAGATCTACCTTGAGCGTGTAAGCAGAGAACGCTCCTGAGTCAAGGAACACCCGTACTTTATCTTCGCGCATGGCGTCGACAAACTTTTGCTTCCCGACGTAATGATATGATTCCAGAATGTGCGGGACGGCATCAACTAACCGTTTCTCATTGTCAGTCAAATTCTGGTAACGACCGGAGTTACCTCCAGCCCGATATCCGTTTGTGTAGATAGCAGCTAGATAGATTTGCATTTAATTATCCGATTATTTTTGATCTTCTATCTGTACCAGCTATACGCATGATTTCACGTTCTACTATTAGAGCATCTCTTTTATCAATATCAAATTGGGAAGGATTCAATTCAATATTCATATCTTTCCAATTAAATTGAGTTGCTCCTCGAAGATGTTTACGAACATAGATTTCCATATCGGGATCGTGACGCCTTTGTCTCCAATGATCATTGATCCAAGTTATTAATGATTCACGACGATCTTTACCTTCTGGAAGATCACGAAGTCGAAACATATCTTTAATTCCTGTCGGATCAGTAGCAAAACGAATTGAAGGACTTTCAATAAGACTGAAAGAAGCAGACCATTCATAACGTTGATTCAAAGCTATAGATGAAGATAGATTAATTAACAATCCCTCATTAGAATTAGTTGTATTAAATCTTTCTATTAGACCTGATTTTAAATGAACTGTTTTAACTTCGGATTGTACCCATGCTCCTCCTATCCAGGACCAGAGTGATGAAGCATTCAATATCTTATTATCGAAAACTTGTGCATGATCCATACGAACCATGTATTGACTATATCGACTAGCGTATCCTCTAACTTCTTTCATATTAACGGTTCTGACACTACTAAGAGTGATATCGTTATCATTTCGCTTTGAAATCGATCCAACATTAATCGGCCAAATAAGATCTGGAGGACATTCTGTTGGATTGAAAAATGTTTTATCTTCGTATAAACCATTAAATCCTATTGGTTCGAGACGACGAAAAGTTTTTAAGGACGGAGGAGCTAACCAATCCCCTCTTGCTGATTCTTTTGTCATTGGAAATGATTCGATTAATTGAATAATTTCCAGAGAGATTGATTTTAGTTTTTTAGCTTCTTTAGTCGGTTTGTTAGTCATTTCCATTCTCCGTTGTGTTATTTCATCCCAAGAAATTCGGAACGAGCGGAGTCTTCTGTCTTAAACACACCACGTAGAGCACTCGTGACAGTGTAGTGTCCCTGTTGACAGATGCCTCGCGACTCCATGCACAGGTGACGGGCCCGCACTATAACGCCACAACCCAGAGGGTTCAGTGCTTCACTAATAGCGTCTGCGATCTGACACGTCAGGCGTTCCTGTACTTGCAGGCGGCGGGAGTAGATCTGTAGTAACCGACCGAGCTTACTCAATCCAACGATACGTTTGTGAGGTAGGTAACCAATTGTTGCAGTACCGAAGAATGGAGCAAGATGGTGTTCACAATGAGAATAGAAAGGTAGATCTTTGATTACAACCATCTCGTCTACACCTTCGGATCCATCAACAAAGGTTTTGAGAACACTAAGGGGATCCATCTCGTAGCCTGAAGTCCAGAACTCCCAAGCACTAGTTACACGATCTGGTGTTTCGATTAAACCTTCTCGATTCGCATCTTCTCCCTTGATGTTCTTGAGAACAGCTCTGAACGCTTCGCGCAGAGTCTCGGCCATGCTTTGCTCCGTTGTGGCAATTATAAACGGGATGCTACGCTTTTACAAGTAGATTCTGCAAGAATAATTTGATATCTTCAAATCTAGGTACAATAGTCGTGCAGTGAAATTTGAGCCAAGGTCCAACAGATTTTTCAGTTGGATTCCAAGCAACGATTGGAATCATTAGGCTGTGAGCGTAAAATATTTCCATCGCAGTCCCCCATGAAGGCATATCAATTAGAGCAAGAACTGCATCGCATGACTTAATAGCATCAAGATCACCCTTGACAAGTCTCTCTACAGCTTCTTCACTGTCTTCGTCGTCGATAAATAATTCGATCTTAGTTGGATCAACTACTTCCCAGCCTTCTGGCATCTTAGTAGCGAGTTTGCGTCTCCATGAAATTGGATCCGCTACATTTCGTATGGGACCTGCGAGATATACTTTCATGAGTGATCTACCTTGACAAGTCTCCACTCTGCAACCCATTGTTCTTTTAGTTCACCGTTATTCCACCACGATACTTGAATCGTTACATCGTGAGGGTAGAAAGCAAAGCCTATCACAAAGGCGTTGACACTACCCCCATCGATACGTACTACATCTCCGAACGTAAACTTGCTTTCGAGCTTCATTGTTCCTCCATGAAGATTGCAGAGTTAGCACCATGCTCACATACTTCAACAGACCGCATGCGTACACGCGGATAGTAACCATTGTCGACCAACCAGATCACAGCGCATTCGTAGATCATCTGTGCGAATGCTTCACAACCTGTGGCAGGCACGATAGTTATCTGGGCAAGCCCAAGGCCTGCCATGATTTCAAGAGCAGAACGATGTGGATCGTCTTCAGCAATCAACAGGCGATGATCAAAGGTCTTTTCTAACCAACCCTTGAAGCCTTTCAGGCTACCAAAGTCAACAACCCAGTTGCGATCATCTAATTCTTCTGCTTCAAATTCAATACGAACGGAGAGAGCGTAGCCGTGGAGAAATCGACAGTGGCTCTGTGCTTTCCATTGGCGGAAACAAGAGGAGAGACCTATCTCATGACCATAGGTTTTTGTTGAGATATAAGTCATTCATTCCCCCTTTGAATTAGCGTACTGAATGACCTCAGGTAATTTATTAATTTCGAATGCGGTCCGTCTCATGTAACAAGGGCCACATGTTCCACAGTGAATTGAGCCTGCGCGATAGCAACTCCATGTGAGGTGCAACGGAGCACCATTGGTATGTCCAAGAGCAACAATCTCATGTTTCATAAGATTGCCTACTGGCATGATAACTCGAACTCTTTTTCCATCACCAACTGCAAAAGGGAGCATGCCATTGAAACGATTAATGAACTCAGGTTCGTTATCGGGATATGCACCTGCTTCTTCTAGATTGTTTCCAAGTGCTATTGTATTGATTCCTCTAGCTTCGGCGAATGCAGTTGCAAGAGCTAACATCACAAGATTGCGTGCCGGGACCCATTCGTGTGCAAATTCAGCCCCAGCTTCTCCACCTGCGATTTTACTATCAGCTTGAAGCAATGGAGAGTCTTCTTGTCTATAGATTCCCATTGGAATGAAATGTGATGGAACACCAAAATGGATTGCTACATTTTGAATTGCAGTTACTTCTGGACTCTCCGCTCTTGACCCATAAAGGAAATGAATTAATTCAATATCATATCCATACTTTATTATCTGTGCAGCAGCGACAACGCTATCCATTCCACCGCTACAGATAACAAGGGCTTTCTTACCCGAAAGCGGTACCATATCTAGACGTTCAGTATCGTTAGGTCCAAATGCCCAGATCGAATAAGGTTCAAGCATTTCAGGGACCAAGCCTCTTATAAAATAATCTCGAGAGCTTGCAAAAAAGATTCCATATTCTCGTCTGGCCATCCAAATGGGTCTATAGTTGCAGGCAGCTAATATCAGATCTGGAAAGTCATCGTGTGTTGCTAGGATTGCGTAGCTACCTTTGAGTTTACCAATGATAAGTTGAAATACATATTTTGCGAGTTCGCGATCCTGGATATCGCCTGCGGCAGCAAGTTGCTCAACAATTGCCACGCTATCGATACCAGTTGTGGTACCTTCATCCGTTCGCAGTTCTTTATCGTTTGCGATGGTTCCGTTGTGGACAATATTCCACTTATTGAGTGAATAGGGTTGCTGATCGTATTCGCGTTTGTGGCGTACAAACTCCGTTGTCGGCTCGGCGCGGAAGTTACCAATCATATTCTTAGTTGGACTAAAGATATTAAGACTAAAGAATTCGTGTTGTGTTTCCCAACCTGTTGATCTTATAATCGATTTATTTTTATGACCTACAGTAAGACCGTCCCTGACATAATATCCCCACCCATCGCGACCACGTGCAAAGCTTTCATTTCCAATATAATTCAAAATACGATTGGCATCAAGACGTTCGTACGCAGTTGCATTCCAAATGAGGGCTCCCATGATTGCGCACATCTTATTCTACCCCGAGATATTTGTGGATTTGCAATTGTAGCTTATAGCCGAACTTCATGCAAGACTCAGTTACGGCTTTGATATTCCGTTCATTGTGCGCAGGATCCTTTGTATCCATTGGTTGGAGATAGATTGGCTTATCCCAGTCAACAGGAGGTCGCGCAAGCTGAGGATGAGCAGTGTGGCCGAGGGCGCGAATCGGAAGGCCGTCTTCTGGATTCATACTGTCTGCATCGAGAACATATTTGAGACAGAGTGCCTTATCTAAAAGTATTGGATTGATACGTCCAGTCTTTGGACTGCAGACGATATGGACCCCGTGGAAATGATCGATCCGAGTATATATTGAATACTCGTAATCGCTCGGAGGGAGAGTTCCGTTACTCTCAACCTGAACGAGATGTCCAAGTGCTACAAGATGCTCAAACAGATTAGTCAGATTTTGCCTGAACGGTTCCCCACCCGTAATAACTACGAGACCTTTCGGTAGGCTCAGTGAGTTCACATACTTTGCAACGACCGAAGGATGTGCAAGGCGTCGCCCCTGGGTATATTCGGTATCACAGCCAGGGCACTGGAGATTGCATCCAGCGAGCCGAATAAAAACGGCGGGGAACCCACTGAAAGGTCCCTCGCCCTGGATGGTGTAGAAGATGCTGTGGACGTCGAGCAATCCCTCAGGATGCTCAACCGACTTCTCGATTGCCTGTTGATTTAACATGTCTCTCTCCGGGAGGTAGCCCCGGAGGCGAATTCCTCCGGGGCAGGTTTCGGCGAGACGTTAAATCAGGCAGCCGGCTGCGTTTGCGGTGCCGCAGTCGGGGCGAGCGACGGGGTCGGCGGAATCATACCGGACAGACCGTGGAACTTCTTCCACCGCGGGTATTCCGCTTTGACGTTGCCTTCGTTCAGCTCGCTGCCCTTGGACATCGCTGCACGGATTTCCGCCGCGGCGACAGGAGCGCCTTTCGCCTGAGACAGCTGATCGAACAGCGCCCACGCTTTGCCGCACTCGCCTTCCGGTTTCGGCCGGCGGATGCCGTTCTGCTCGGGCTGCTTCGCCTGCTCCTTCTGAGCCTGTTTGGCTGCCTTCGCTTCGTTCTTGGCGAGCACTGCCGCAGCCTTGGCCTCTTCCTTGGCCTTCTTCTCGGCCTGCTTCGCTGCCTTGGCAGCTTCCTTGGCTTCAGCAGCAGCGTTCTTCTCCGCCTCCTTGGCGGCCTTGGCAGCTTCCTTCTCTGCCTTTTTCGCTGCGGCTTCCATCTCCTTCTGTGCTTTCACATCCGGAGCCTGCTCACCAGGGGCGACTGCTGACGGAGGGGCAGCCCACGCGGGATCGGTCTGTTGGTTCATGTTGGATCTCCTTACTCTGTGTTACAATAGAACATACATATTACAATACGCCGCAGATTGCAAGGACGATTTTGGCTCAATTTTAGCCGAAATAAAAAGACAGAGCGGAGAACGATCTCCGCACTGTCTTGTGTTGTATCAATTAGGCAGCCATCTCCATCAATTTCCCCTTGACCTTGTCCTTCATCTTGCCGGCTTCGCCCAGCCAGCTATTGAACAAGCGGGAGTCTTTGGAGTTGCCTGCCATATGATCGGCCCAGAACGTGACACCATTCAGAACGCCCCAGCCATTGCCGGGAGTCGCACCAGGCGCCTTTTCAGTTGCCCAAAGAACTTTCTGCAGCCGTGCGGAGCGTGCATCCGGCTCGTTGATCAGTTCCTCGATGTTGTGCTCGGTGTTGTTCGGCAGCGCAGGCTGAAAGAACTCTGCCAATACGCGGACCGTATCGTACTGACTCATCTTCAATTGCTGCAGAGCCAAGGAATCCAATTCCATCTTGGCAACTTCTTCCTTTACCAATTGGACAGATGCCTTGGCGGCAGAGGTGTCGAAGTTATAGATGTGGCTCTGACGATACTCTGCGTTCTTGCCCTGAACCCCACCGGCCATCGCTAGTGTATTGGCGCACACGACACGAACCGTTGTGGTTCGAACAGTACTCGCCTTTCCAACTTCGTGTGGTGATACCAGAAGGATATAGGCTTTTACAGCGTCTCTACCTGGAAGTATGAAGCCAGCAGAGACGCGCGCCAGTGCCCAGATAATTTTTCCACCGCGCAGCGAGCCGGCTGTCTCAAGTGTACAGCCACCGACGTTAGTCCATTCCCGAAAGAACTCCATCGCATCCTTGTTCTGGAAAGGACGCCAGTTCATGCCAGTAACGGTCAGAACTCTCTTGTCCGTGCTGCGAACCAACGCCTTACGCTCTACAGGCACTTGCTTTCCGTCGACGTTGATGAAACAGGGAATTTCTTCCACTGTCCAGTTGAGGCCAGAGGCAACGAGCATCTCGTCGCAGGTTACTTCACCCTCGACGCGATTGCCGAGACCGTGCCATGGAACTTCGTGTGCCCAGGCCATTGTTTCTACTTCGTGCATTTTCGTACTCCGTTGTTGGTGTAGCGTTGATAGGAACTATTACTGCCCCACTATTAATGCACATATCTTCGCCTCAATGCAAGCATTATTTTACCTCAAGAAAAGCCAACGCGCAATGAAAAGAAATATGATGAGAAGAACGAGCCAGAGGAGAAACATCATTTCTCCGTCACCATTGTAGTCTCTCCAGTTTCCAATAACCATAGACGCAACGTCTGCCACCACGCGAAGGATCGTGGGTATCGTGAATGACCCCATCGACTACTGCGGTAAGATGTTTGCTGACAGATACTACCAATCCCCCGGAGGGAAGTTCGTCTGCCCGCAAATGAACTCTACAACCAGATCCGATAAACATAGTTGGAGTCCAGATGAAATTAAGGCTCTCCATATAACGTTTGAATAGAACACTCGTGGTATAAATACCATAGAATGCGCTATGGAGACCTGCTGTTCGACGACCCCTGGTCTTAGGCATTGTGGCATTAATCCATGCCATATCACTATAGACTTTAGAATATGGTATGTTTGTGACAATTGCAATCGAACGGGTAACACAATCGCCTGCCTTACCTGTATATCCGTAAGCGGCGCGCCCTCCGTCGTTCCTAATCCAGTGAGTCATGTTTGTGGTGCCCCCGTTGTAAGCGATTACACCACAAACATAGCAGGTCTGTGTGCTAGGTGCAAGCCGATTTATGGCTCGCTTGGCAGATCGATCTCCGAATGATTGTCAAATTCGATTTCGATCTCAGGTGGGAATTCGATAGTTACTTCCTCGAGTTCAGCACTCTCCCAAGCACTAAGCCAGGCGTCGACACCAGATCCAGTATCGCCTTCTTTCCAGGTATCAGATTTGTCTTCGAATTCCCCACGTTTGTCTTCTGCGACCGTCTCAACGAATGAACGCAATTCGTTTAGATATTTATTGTATTCTTGTAACATTTCTTGAAGCGGTTCAACAGCTTCGTTCACCTCTTTGTTATAGGTGTTGATAGCCGTTGTGAGTTCGACATGTTTCGCAGCGAGAGCGGTCTTTAGACGCGCGAATTGATCTTCCTCGTTCTTATTCAATTTGAAGCTCATCAGCTTTTCTCCGTTAGAATGGGATTTCCGTATCTAAGTCAGTCTTCTTCAGCGTAGCCAGAGAGGAAACGATTGTCGGAACCTCGTCTGACATCTCCTCCGTTCCAAAAGCAGTGCCATCAAAACAGATAGCCATAATCTCTGGGTACGGATTCTTGTTCACCCAGACGCGAATGTGCGTTGGGTGATTGATCTCTTCGAGGCGAGTGAGCCCCTCGTTAACTGTAGTGGGAACGGGATTGTTCAACGTATCGTTCCATTTTGATTTCATTCTTACTTTCCACCAAGCTCGCGCGCGGCGTTGGGCGAAAGCATTACTGTTTTCAAGGGTTACGAATTCGGTGTACATCTTCAAACCACAATAGTATGAGACGCGCATAGAGACAGAACCACCACCGTGTTTCTCATGTCGTGCTGCGCTGATATGATCCACTTTGAATACCTTTGTTATCGGTAATTCACCTTTCAATGGGCTAATGGAACTTGCTGTCTGTACGATGTTAATCTGGAATTTAAATTCATTACCACAATGTGGGCAGACTCGAACGCTAGCGTGAACATAAGTATCGCAGACGTCGCAGAGTTTAACTGGGGCTGGGCGCGTTCCTTTCGACTTAGGCGGCTCTGGAATCACTGGGTCATTGATTGGCCCCAGGCGGCGCGTGTTACCTGCATAATCCAGAACTAAGCAATCAAGTTTGCCACTGGCTTTGATCGCAGCCATACGCTGTTCTAACGTCTCGCTGTTGAATCCAGGGGGATAGACGGGCCGGGTGCCTCGTCCTAACATCTGAACCCACAGCACTGTAGACATAGTTGGCCGCAGGACAATGATCATATCCACTGTTGGATCGTCGTAGCCAGTTGTCAAAATGTTATTATTGACTAGCGCGCGGATTTTGCCTGCTCGGAAGGCCTTGATTGTGGCGTCACGATCTTCGCGCCTGCTGTGGACGCATCCAGCAGGGACTCCCATCTCGTTTAAGATCTGAGTAATGTGTTCAGCATGTTCAATGCCTGCTCCAAACACTAACCACTTCTTACGATCCTTACCAAGATCGATAGCTTCTTTAATTGCAGCAACGGTGATCTCATGCTTGTCGACTGCAATCTGTAGATCTTTCTCTATGAATTCACCACCACGTAGATGGACTCCGTCTACGTTAAGTTCTGTCTTCATCTTCTTAGGGATCAGTGGGACAAGATAGCCCTCTGCGATCAACCTATTGAAGCTATGATAGTTTGTGATGTCAAAGCAGAAATCAGTAAAGACACTTGGATGTAGCTTCCCATCTTTATCTAGATATGGATCAGTTAATTTCCCGTGTCCCATACGCCAAGGAGTAGCAGTAAGTCCGATCACACGAAGTTTTGGGTTTATCTTTTTTAGTGCATCAATAAGTGTCTGATACATTGTATTGCCACGTGGGCTAACTAGATGGACTTCGTCAATGATGATTAAGTCAACATGACCAAAGAGTTGAGGTTGTCTCCAAACAGAAGCAATGCCGCCTAATGTGATGGGCTGTTTTGAATTCTTTTGTCCGAGTCCATCACTATAGATGCCGACAGGGGCATCGGGCCATAGCGCAATCAGCTTCTCAAAATTCTGTTGAATTAATTCCTTAACGTGAGTCAGTAGCATAACTTTTTGGAATGGAAAGTTCTTAAAGATACCTTCGAGGAAACGGGCATTGACAATCGTCTTGCCACTGCCGGTAGGCATTGCAAGAATTGGATTGCCAATAGAATGGGTTTCGAAGTATGCCCATATACTATTGACTGCTTCCGTTTGATATTGTCTGTCGATAAAAGGCTTCATTTGTAGTGATCCGCTATCTTGTACAGTGGGCAACCTATGAGCTGCTTTTCTGTACTTAGTATAGCACATTGAGTCGGGTGAGTGCAAGCCCATCGTCCTTCGGATTGGACTTGAACATATTTGCAAGTTCGACAGTTTCTGTCAGGTGCTCGTTTCATATGACAGATAGGCTTGTGTTCGCACCAGGTACATTTCCAGAACCCTGGCGAAGTACTGAGCTTAGTTGGGGGCGTCGCAGCTTGTATCAACTTCTCGCCTCTCTCAATATATTGGTCTGCATGCTCAGGATTGAGAGTAAGTATCTCGATATAAAGATCATCCGTGTTCTTATTGACTGCCATATAGAGACAGCTCGCAATACCCATCTTACGCATGTAGATTTGTGCTTGAACAAAGTGTTCTGGTTTTCCATCGCGAACACCTTTACCTTTAAAATGACCTTCGCTAGCTAGATATGCCCGCCATTCTTCAAGCTTTCCTGCTAACTCGATAAAAGATCTTTCGTTATGAGTTTTACATTCAAGAAGAGTGGGGCTGTTATTATAATGTGTGACCCCGTCACCACTTCCACCACCGTGACCATCTCCAAACTGAATTCGAAATTGCTTTCCTTCTGCGTCTTGTTGATAGACAGGCATTCCAACAGTGAGTAGCATTGCGATGAAACGTGCTTCCTCAATGTGCCCACGATTAAATAGACGGAGCATACGACCTTGGTGCGCAGCTTTGGTAGCCCATCGAAAACTGTACCATACGGCTCGGCCACAGTCATGCCCGAGCTGAGAAGCTCCCATGTGGCTTCGATGAGACTCCTCTGTGTCCCTGTATGCGTCCGACATGTGCGGAAGTACCTGACCTAGCCAACCTCTGTATGCAGCGCCTTGATCAATCGCAATAGCTTTATCGATAGCAAGACATAGATCACGAGCAATATCAACCATTAAGATTTATCCTTATTTAAGATGTCCTGAATAGCTTGTTTCAATTCTTCATTCGGTGCAAGTAGACCATAATCAGTCTCTCTCCACCAACGTTGTCGCAATGCGAGTGGAAGTTTAGACCAGATTTCTTTTGTCATTTCCCAACTCATTATCCACCTCTATTGAAAAATAGGGGCTCCGCGAATGGAGCCCCTTGAGTTGGTTACGTTCAGTTACGAAGGCTGCCTGGCCCATGGCGGCTGGGCAGTTTGAGCAGCAGTGACAGCAGGATCTTGCGGCTGTTGAACAGCCTGAGGAGCCTGTTGAGTCGGAGGAGGCGCAGCGAACCCAACGGGCGCGGACTGTTGTACCGGTGCCTGTTGGGGTTCGGCCTGCTGTACAGGCTGCGTCTGCACAGGTGCCTGCATCTGTTGCGGAGCTTGCTGCGGAGGCTGTCCCCAAGGCTGCTGAGTCTGAGGTTGCTGCCAACCACCGTTTGGAGGAGCTGCCTGTTGTTGCGGAGGCTGCTGCGGAGCTTGCTGCTGCGGAGGTGCCCAAGTCTGCTGTGGTACTTGCTGAGGTGCCTGTTGAGGCGTCCAGCCAGTGGGTGCTGTTGCGGGAGCTCCCTGAGGTTTCGTTCCGGGTTGAGCAAGAACACCAGGGACCACATAGTTGATGGGCTTGTAGCTCTTGATCTCCGACTTGTCGTCGTAGACACCGTTGGGGTCCTTGATGGTCTTGACACGTCCCTTCAGCGGGATGTTGTGGAGTTGCTGAGTGTCCTGAACGTAAGGCAGATTGAGAGCGGCACAGATTGCACTCAGTTCGCGATTCGCAATCTCCATTGTCTGGATGTTGGTATGCCGCATGTTCAAACCAGTGAACACCTTACGTCCCTGGTGTGGTCCGTCGATGATGGAGAA